CGGCGGAACTATGACCTGGCCTGTGGCTATTCACAGGTGTGGAACGTGGAAGCCATCGCCCCCGCCATCACCGGCGGGGACCGCGTGACCTGGGCCCAACTAGATGACCTAGTGGACGCGGTGGCCGCCACCTTCGCGGTGGAAACCGCGATCCCGCGCGCGTACGTCCTCGAGGGGAAAACCCTTCCGTCCTACCTGGTGACATTCACAACTTCTGGAGGTGACTAGATGATTAACGAATCCCGCCTGCACAACGGGACCTTGCAACTAGGTCCGACAGGGACAGGACAATTGGATATGTCCTGTCAGATAACCAACGTGCGCCTTACGTCCGCCTACAGCGATGACGGAAACGCGGTGACAACCCTGTGCGGGGACACGAAGCCGGCGCCGCGAAAGTTAGATGGCCACAAGCTCGAAGGGACCATCATTCAGGATTTCGACCTGGACGAAGCCTCTGGCGGTGTCGTGGCCTACCTGTGGGCCCATGGCCTAGAAGTGGTGGCTTACACCTTCACCCCTGACGACACCGCCACCGCGCCCACCGTCACCGGCACCCTGCTAATCGAAATCCCAGGGGACACCTTCGGTGGCGATGTCAACACGCGCGTCACATCGGATTTCGCCTGGAACCTTCAGGAAAAGCCCACCTTCGCCTGGGCGGTGGGTGGACCGCTCGAAGCCTCGAGCTCGAAGGGGAACGGGGAAAAGAAAGCCGCCGCGTAGGTGGCCACCACCGTGCGCGTCATCGGCGCGATGCAACTAAACATCACCATGACCGCGGCGGCCGCCGAGCTCACCGACATGGCCACCGGCTTTTCCGAAGTCGGGGACATCGTGGCTACCGCCTCGAGCCGCACCGCGCCGCGCCGCACCGGCGCCCTGGCCCAGTCCATGGGACACGAAGCCGGTGGGAAGAACACCGCGGTGATTACGTCACCGCTTATCTACGCCGGCCCGATCCATTGGGGCCGGCCCTCGCACAACATCCGCGCCGATCCCTTCGTCACCGACGCCGCCGGCGCCACCGAAGACAAACAGGTGGGCGCCCTCGAGCGCGACGCGCAACGGATCCTTAACCGCGTACGGGGGGCCTGATGTCCACATTTCGCCAGGATATGGAAGTGGTCCTAGACGGTGAGGTGTTCAAGTGTCAGACACGCGCCGTGGATCACACCGCCGCCGAAGTCCTCACCGCGAAGGATGGCGGGACCATCGAAACGCGGCCGGTGTCGCATGGCTTCCGCATCGCGTTTGCCGCGTTCCGCCGGTGCCATCCGGAAAATGACCTAAGCCGGTCCTTCGGCCGCTTCCTCGAGGTGCTAGATGAAATCCGCCAGGAGGGGGCGCCCACCGATGACGAAGGGGTGGAGCTCGAGCCGGACGCGCTGGACCCTACCCACATGGCGGATGGGGCCGCCTGGCCGTGACCCTGGCGGTGAACACAGGTGTGGCGCCGCGCGAATGGCTACGGGACCCCGCCGCCATGGTGACCGCGGCCGATGTGATGCGCGAACAGGCCGCCGAGCTCGAGCGGAAGACGAACAGGGGATGACCTAGTGGCCGGTAACGCGCGCCTGATGATCCAGATATTGGGGGATTCATCGTCCGCGGTCGCGGCCATGGGGAAGACGAAGACCGCCACCCAGGAAGCGGGGGGCGCGGCCACGAAGACCGGAACGAACATCGCGGGGGTGGCGAAGGCGGTGGCCACCGGATACGCGGTCACGAAGGTTATGGAATTTGGAAAGTCCACGGTGGAAGTAGCGGGACAGGCCATCCAGGCAAACCACCGATTGGAACAGGTCTTCCGTGGCGCCGGCGACACCACCGGAACATGGGCCCAACATGCCGAAGACCTAGCCTCGAGCCTGGGGCGGAACATCGGCGTGTCCCCCACCGTCATAAAAAACGCGGAATCCATCCTGGCCACCTTCCACGCGGTGAGCGGGGAAACAGGGATGCAAGCGGGGATCTTTGACCGCGCCACGAAGGCGGCCGCCGACCTGTCCGCCGCCGGCTTCGGTGATATGTCGGGGAACGCGAAGCTACTGGGGAAGGCTTTACAGGATCCCACCCAGGGGATGGGCGCCCTTCGGCGCGCCGGCGTCAACTTCTCCGCCGCGCAAATCGAACAGATCAAACACATGCAGGAATCCGGTGACCTGCTGGGCGCGCAAAAGCTAATGCTTCAAGAGGTGGAGGGGCAGGTAAAGGGGACCGCGGCCGCCACCGCCGGCGCCGGCGCCAAACAGAAGGTGGCCTACGAGGAAATGCAAACCGCCATAGGCACTTCGCTCCTGCCGGCGGTGAAGGTGCTTCGAAAAGAGCTCACCGGCATGTTCAATTTCGTGTCCGCGAACGCTTCGTGGCTAATCCCCTTGATCCTCGCGCTAACCACCTTCGCGGTCACCGCCATGGTGGTGAGCAAAGCCATACAGGGGATCAGTCTGGCGGTGAAGGGATTCACCGTCGCGATCAACATCGCGAAAACCGCGTGGATGTTGCTAAATCTGGCCTTCGCGGTGTCACCCATCGGCGTCATCATCGTGGCCATTCTGGCCGTCATCGCCATTCTGGTGATCCTGTATTTCAAAGTCGATTGGTTCCGAAACTTCGTCAACACCGCCATGGCGGACATCGTGGGATTTTTCGTCGCGGGGTGGAACATGGTGGTGGAGATCTTTAACGCGGTCACCGGCTGGATTTCCTCCGCCCTGTCCACCGTGGAAGACGCCATCACCTGGCCGTTCAAACAGGCATGGAAGGGGATTCAGGATTTCATCCTGACCCCGCTATCCACCGCCTTTGACGCGGTCACTGGCTGGATTTCCTCCGCCCTATCCACCGTGGAAAACGCCATCACCTGGCCGTTCAAACAGGCATGGAAGGGGATTCAGGATTTCATCCTGACCCCGCTATCGACCGCCTTTAACGCGGTCACTGGCTGGATTTCCTCCGCCCTATCCACCGTGGAAAACGCCATCACCGCGCCGTTCAAAGCCGCGTGGGATTTCATAGATAACAACATCCTGGGCCCGCTCAAGTCCGCGTGGAACGGGGTGGCCAACACCATTAACGCCATTCATGTGTCCTTCACCATCCCTTCTAACGCCATCACCGACGCCCTCCACATCGGGGGGAAGGGCTTTGACTGGTCACCGCCCTTCCACATCCCCACGCTTCAGTCCGGTGGCCTGTTGACGCGTAGCGGCTTGATCTACGCCCACGCGGGGGAAGCCATCATCCCCGCGCCGGTGTCCGCTCGAGCTCGAGGGGGCCCGCTGGTGGAAATCGCCCACGCCCATTTCTCCGAACGGATCGACGCGGACACCTTCGGCCGGCGCCTGGCCTGGACGATCCAAACGGCGGGGGTGTGATCCGGTGGTGTGCGTCCGGCGCGCCTGGCTGGTGATGGGCCCTCGAAGCCTCGAGCTCGAAGACGACACCGCGTCCTACGCGTGCACCGAATTGGACCTGGGCTTCCCCGAAGTAAGGGACTCTCCGGTGTCGCCCAGGCCGGACAGGGATGGCACCGATGACCGAACGCGCCTGATGGGAAGCCGTCCGATTAGTGCCAACATCACCGCGGACGAATCAGGCTGGATGACGCCGGACGAAATCGCCACCCTGTTCGCGCCGTACATGGTGCCCAGCGCGCGGCCGGTCCTTCACTACGTCCTAGACCGCCCAGGGACGCCGGAACGCTTCGTGACGGTGCGCGCCGCGGACTACGGATGGCCGATTACCGGCGGCCGGACGCGCGACATACACCTGGCATGGGTGGCGCCTGATCCGGTGATGCGCGACCCCGCCGCGCGCGAAGCGGTGTCCCATAGTGGATCATCGACCGTAGGCGGCCGCACCTATGACCTGGCCTATGACCGGACCTATGTGGCCGGCGCCGGCGCGCCCACCACAGGGGTGATCGAATCGCCTGGGGATGTGGCGGTGCGTCCGGTGGTGGACATCTTCGGACCGATCACTGATCCGGTGGTCACCTTCCAGGTACAGGATCCGCCGCCGGCGGTGGTGCGGACCTTCGCGCTTCGCTTCGTGGCCGGCTTCCGGATCGACCCTGGGCGGTGGATCCGCGTGGACACCGACGCGCGCACCGCGGCCGATGACACCGGCGCCAACATCATGGGATCCCTGGATTGGGCGGGGACACAATGGCCGGTGTTACCCACGGCGCCGGCGTCCACCTATATGTCCCTGGCGGGGACCACCACCACCGGCGTGACCCAGGCGGTGGCCATGTGGACGGACGGATACCTGACGTGACGGTAACCGCCCTCGAGGGGACACCCCCTGCCGAGCTCGAGCGCGGCCAATGGCGCTTAACCCTTCACCGCCGCAGCTTCGCGAGCCCTGCCTACGCGCGCGACACCGGCCTGGCCGAAATCTCCGACGCCCGAAGCCGCCGCCTCGAGCTGGCCCTAAACGGCGCCGCCACCCTGACGTTCACCCTGGACGGCGCGTCACCGGCGGCCGCCTGGCTTCAGGAGCTCACTACCGAAGTGATGGCCTGGCGGTGGGACGCGGACGCGGCGGCGGACCGCCTGATGTTTCGCGGGGTGGTGGCCCAAACCCAGGATTCAATTTCCGAAACCGTCCACACGGTCACGGTGACCGCCCACGATTACCTGTCCGTAGCCTTCCGCCGGCCGCTCACATCACCCAATGACCTGACCTACACCCAAACGGACCAGGATGACATCGCGGCGGACCTGTTAGCCCGCGCGTCCGATGGCTTCACGAAGGGGGACGGCACACCGCTCGCGCCTGGATCACACCTTCCCCTGGCCCTGTCGCGCGTGAACCCTGACGGATCGGCGCGGCCAGGCAAGTCCGGCCGGCTTCGTGACCGGACCTATTCGGGGGGGAAGTCGATAGGCGAAGCCCTCACCGAACTAGGCGCGTGCCAGGGTGGTTATGACCTAGATGTGTTACCGGCCGCCGATTCGGCCGGCACCGATTACCTGCGCGTGTTCTACGGCGCCCAGGGGGTGACGCGTTCGGACCTGGTGCTCGCCTATGGCTCGAGCGTTTCGAGCGTGTCGCGGTCCGTCAACAGTGTGGATTATGCCAATTACGTCCGCACCACCGGCGCCGACACCGGACCGCCGCAACAGTACGCGGACGCCGCCAACGCGGACGCCGCTAGTGGCATCCCCACCGAAGACGGACGCCTGCCGGTGGGCCTGTGGGCTTCCACCGCGAACGCGGCCGATGTCTCACTGGACGCCACCCTGGCGGACCAAACCGCTGGGGAGCTCGAACGAAGCGGAATCCTGATCCCTTCCTACACATTGGGGATCCGGCCGGAATGGTGGATCCCCGATAACCCCGCCATGGGTGACACCGTGGCCCTGGTGATCCGTAGCGGCCGCCTCGATGTGTCCACCACCGTCCGCGTCCTGGGGATCAACTACGCGGTGTCCGATGACGGCGCCGAAGATGTGGAACTAACGGTGGGCCGGCCGGCCCTCGAGCTCACCCAATTGTTCCGTGGACTAAAACGCGATGTGGACGCCCTCGCCAGGAGGTGACGCAAGGTGACACGCCAAAATCCGATTTGGCTTCAGGATTTGACCTACCCCGCCAGTGTGGACCGCGCCCTATTGGGCGCCCTGTGGCCCATCGGTGGGGTGGACGGATGCAAGGTAACCGCCACCGGATCGGGGATGGGGGTGAACATTGACCCTGGATCGGTGGCCATCCCCGCCGCCAATGGCACCGGATCGGTCCTGTGCCATTCGGACGCGGTGGAAACGCTAACCCTGGACCCCGCCGAACCCGCGGGAACCAATCGCGTGGACCGCGTTATTTGTCAGGCCCATGGCGCGGACCTAGACGGCGGGACGGTAAATGATTTCGTGTTTGCCATTGTGAAGGGCGCGCCAGGCGGTGGGATGGGCGCGGTGCCCGCCGGCGCGGTCCTGTTAGCGGAAATAAACGTGGTGGGGGGATCGGCCGCGGTGGATCCCGCGAAAATCTATGACCACCGCGCGCCCCTACGGTCCCCCACGCGACGCGTGCGCGCCCACACGAACAACACCCACGACGGGACCGCCAATCAGGCGCAGGATTACCGCTATGAAATCGTGGACACCAACACCTTCGGCGCGGACGCCTATAACACGGGAACGGGGATCTTCACCGCGCCGGTGGCTGGCTGGCATCGGATTCACGCGTGGACGCGGACCCACATGCTCCAATACTCGAACGGAACTGTCCCCCTGAACTTCAGCATCGTAGTAAATGGCACGACCAGGGGACACGACAGCCGCCCGTATTCGCGCGGATCAGACTGGATGGATAAGAGCCTGAACGTTTCGTGTGACACATGGCTGGCGGTGGGGGATACCGCGAAAATCACAATCTATTGGGGGAACACCGGGAACACCCCGCCGGGCGCGGGCGTCAATGGCCTAGAAATCGATTTGATATCCACCGAACCGTGACCGAAGGGAAGCCACCATGACCGAAGAGACCGAACGCCGCGACCGGCCGCCACCGCGACCCGAACCCCCCGAAGCCGAACAGGTGGACCGCCACACCGGACCGCTGGACAATGACGATGACGCGCGATGGCTTCGCGACGATGACCCCCGCCGCCTCGAGGTGGAACGGCGCCGAGCTCGCCCCTTCGATCAGGACGCGGAATCAGAAGGCGGGGAAGACTGATGGCCCTTGCACGCGATTGGATCCCTTCGCCCAACTATTCGGACCGCGGATCCGGCGTCCGCCTGGTGGTCATCCACACCGCCGAAGGAAGCCGCACCTATCAAAGCCTGGGCGCCTACTTCCAGGGGGATGTCGGGGTGTCTTCCCATGTTGGGATAGATGACACCGCCGGCCGGATTGGCGAATACGTCCCCGCCGATGGCCCAGGGTCGAAAGCCTGGACGCAAGCCAACGCGAACCCCTACAGCGTGGCCGCGGAACTGTGCGCGTTCGCGGCGTGGACGGCGGCCGAATGGGACGCCCACCCTGTCATGTTGGAAAATTGCGCGGCGTGGATCGCGGAAGAATGTGGGCGCTTCGCCATCCCCCTAGTGGGCCCGCTCACCGCGTCCGAAGCCCAGGGGGGCGCCGCCGGTGTGTGTGACCATGCGTCCCTGGGCGCGTCCGGTGGTGGCCATTGGGATGTGGGATCTTCCTTCCCCTGGGGGCGCGTCATGGAAATGGCGGGGGGGAAGCCCTCGAGCCCTGGCGCCGCGCCGCCGCCTTCGAGCTCCGCCGGTGGGCCGGCGCCGCCCTTCCCTGGCACGTTGCTAATCAACTTCACCGCCGGCGCGGGGACCGCCCAATGGCAGGGACAAATGGCCGCGCGTGGCTGGACTATCGCGGTCGATGACCTGTATGGGGGAGAGTCCGAAGGTGTGGCGCGCCAATTCCAGGCGGAAAAGGGCCTGGCGGTGGATGGGATCGTGGGGCCGGACACCTGGGCCGCCGCGTGGACCGCCCCCATCACCTGAGCGACGCGCGGCGCCGGTCCGCCGATGTCGTGGCGGTGATCCTGGCCGCGGGCCTGGGGGTGGTGATGATCCTGATAATGGTCACCGCCATTGTCAATGTCGTGGACCGCCAGGCACCCACACCCACGCTGGGGGAGAACACCACCCAGGTCCTTACATCTTCCATTGGGGGTGTAATCGGAATCCTGGGCGCGTATGTGGGGTATTCCTTCCGTCCCCCACGCGGACCGGATGAGCTCTGAGGCCCACCGCCGGCGGATGCTGGCCGCCTTCGCCCTGATCTTCGTGGGATCGGCCGCCCTGGTGGCGCCCATCACCTGGCTGGTCCGGTGGATCCACGCCCACTAGGGCGGAATATTGTAGCGTCACTGTTGACAATCCCAGCGGGGACGCTATAATAAAGGTATGACCTTCACCCACACCATCACCACCGTTCAACCGAAGCCGGCCGCCGGGCCCGGGGCCCTCGATGGCTTCGAGGCCGTTTGCTCCTGTGGCTACACCATGGGGACATCGTTGTCCGCGGCCGAAGCCACGCGCCTGGGCGCCCAGCATGTGGACTACATGAATGGGAAGGGCGCGCGATGAGCGTCGCGGTGGTGTGCGGAATCCTGGCCGGCCTGTGGATGTACGCCCACGAACGGAGGAAGGGGACGCGATGAATCCGCCCACGCTGGTGACTGACAAGGGGATTGCCCTGTGCGCGGACCATGCCGCCCAATGGGCCCGCGGCGGGGTGTCGCACCGCGTCCCACCGGCCGGCGCCCTCGAGGGGCGCGGGTGCCATGCCTGTGAATCGGAAGCCTTCGTGTCCAGTGACCAGGTGGTCACCACCCTGGTGATCGAAGCGGTGGAAGCCGCGGTGGGTGGGATCCCTGACGCGGATGTGGCCCTGTTCCCCCTGGAATTCAAAGAGGTGGGGCGCCTCACCGCCACCGGCTTCGCCCTCGAGCTCGAAGACGGAAGCCGCTGGACTGTCCAGGTGCGGCCGGCCGGCCTGATCGACACCGGCCGCGCCCTCGAGCTCGCGGACGCCCTGGACGCCTTAGGGGGCGGCGCGGATGATCCCCTGGGCGCCCTGTATGCCGAAGCCGCCGCCATCCTTCGGACCGCCCTGTGAAGACCACCGCCACCGGCGGCCGCCAACTAGACACCGCGGGGGTGGCCGCCCTGGCGGGGATCACCCCCACCACCGTCCGCGCCCATCGTGCCGCCGGCACCATGCCACCGCCGGACGGATGGCTGGGGGGCCGCGCCTGGTGGTGGGAAGCCACCATCACCGCCTGGATCGAACACCGGCGCGGGGTGGGCCGGCCGCCTCGAGGGACACCGGCGGACACCTGCCGGCACGGCGCGGCGCCACGGCGCCGGCCGATGTCCTACGCCAACAATTCGCCCCCGACGCAAGCGACGCGGACCTGGCCTACTTCGCCCAGGTGGCGCGCCACATGGATGTGGACCCCTGGGCCGGACACATATGCCTGATCCCATTTCAGGGGATCTACCGTCCCACCCTGACGGTGGCCGGCCGGCGCTTCATCGCCCAGCGGACCGGCCGGCTTCGTGGGATCCAGGGGCCCGAATGGTGTGGGCCGCGCCGCCTGGACCGCGATGGCAACCGCCTGCCGCTCGAATGGCTCGAGGTGTGGGACGAAGACACCCCGCCCTACGCGGCGCGGTGCCTGATCCATGTGGATGGCTGGAACACCCCCGCCAATGGGACCGTCAAATGGGACGAATTCCGCCAAACCACCACCGACAAACGCACCCACGAAACGCGCCTGGTGACGATGTGGGAACGCTTCCCTTCTCACATGCTGGGGAAGTGTGCCGAAAGCCTCGCGCTTCGGCGTGGCTTCAGTGAAGTGGCCCAGGCGGTGGCCTACCTGGGGGACACCGATGACACCGCGGTGATGCGCGAGGTGGCCGCGGAAGCCTTCGTCCTCGAGCGTCCGCCGGCGCCGAGCTCGCCACCGGCCGCCGCCGATCGGGGGGAGGATGCTGGACCCCCGCCGCCGCCGCCAGGACCCCCGCCACCTGGCCGGCGCGGTGGGGGCCGGCGCGTGGCGCGGTCCGGTGTCTATGACAATGACCAGGTGCCCGATTGGGTGCGCGACCAATCCCCCGAAGCCCAGCGGTGAACGGCGCGGAACGGGACATCCAATTGTCCTTCCTGCCTGGCCTGGACCGCCCTGTGGGGCCGGTCCTTCAGTCCGTCCAGGTGGGTGATAACGCGGACCTGATCGCGGCGGTGGCGCCCATCTACCTGACCGGATCGGTACTGGATGTGACCTATGGCCGCGGGACCTGGTGGCGGACCTTCCGCCCTCACATCTTCGGCGCCCATGACATCGCCACCGATGGGGTGGACTTCCGCCACCTGCCCTACGCGGATGACACCTGGGACGCGGTGACCTTCGATCCGCCCTATGTGGAATCCGGATCGCGCGCCACATCATCGCGGCCGGATTTCTTGCACCGCTACGGATTGGGGATCGAACGCGAAGACCGAACGAAGCCGGACGATGTGCGCGGCGCGATGCTCGAGGGGGTGGCCGAATGTTGCCGCGTGGCGCGCCGCTTCGTCCTGGTTAAAGCCATGGAATATGTGGCCTGGCACCGCTTCCATGACGTGCCCACCGCGGTGGTGAACCGCGCCGGCGCCGAGGGGTGGCAATTGTGGGACCGGATCGTCCACCACACCGGCGGGGGAATCGGGGGTGGCTATCGGATCCGGACCGTCAAACGCGCCCAGCGCGCGCATAGCTACCTGCTGGTGTTCGCGCCGGCGCCCTCGAGCTCGAGCGCGAACGGTGGCGCCTGATCCACGCCGGCGCCTGCCGGTGAACGAAGCCGCCCTACTGGCCTACGTCCGCGACCTGTGCGCGGTCCGCAAATGGCGCGTGTATCACACCCATGATTCACGCCACAGTCCGGCCGGCTTCCCGGACCTGGTGATGATCCGCCCTCCCCGCCTGGTCTTCGCCGAGCTCAAAGCCGGCGCCCACCTAAAACCCACGCCGGCACAGGCCGAATGGTTGCTGGATCTCACGAAGGTGGGCGAAGCCTTCCGCCACGCGGCCGGTGGCCTGGGGGTGGAAACGTACCTATGGAATCCGGACCACCTGGACGAAATCCAGAAGGTCCTATGGTGAAGCCGGCCGGCGCGGTCCGCCTCGAGCTCGAGCCCTGTGGACTTGGCGTGGGCACTCAGTGACGAAGGAGGGGACGATGGGTGACGCAGCCTCCTGTGACTGCGAAGCCGAAGAGGCCGGGAGCCACTGGAAGGGTTGCGAGCACCGTCCGATGGAACTGACCAAAGGCGAGTTCGTGACAGCCCGTGAAGGCGGGGCGGCGGCTGCAATCGACACTTACCGCTGGTGTGTCGAAGAGGAGGGGATGACACCCGAAGCAGCGAAGGAACTGGCCGTGGACGAGGCAAGCGAATCGGGAGCCTGTTTCGCTGGAATCGGGTCCTGTTATGGCGGCGGTTGCAAACATGCCTGATGCCGCCGCCCTCAGTAACGAAGGAGGGGACGATGGGTGAACCGACCATTCACCTTTGCACGGCAGCCGATGTCGGCATGGCCGAAACCTGCATGTGCTGTGGTGGCTGGGTGTACGCCGAAGGCAACACCGTTCCGATTCCCGGCAGCAGCCCAACCCTTCAATACTGCTCCCAGGACTGCCATGACGACTGGGAGGGTGTTCTGGCCGACGAAGCCGAACAGCGGCGTAAACGCAAAGAGTTTTCGTGAGGCCGCTCCTGCTGGACCTGTTCTGCGC